CACCAAGCTTCGTATGTGTTTATACCATTAGAATAAAACGTACTACCAAATAATACAGATAGCTTAAGGCCATTATCAAATATGATTCTAGCTTGTTTAGCATCTTTATATTCTGCCATAACAGGTTCAAATACTGAACCCATTATACTGGCTACAATATGATGAGACTTAAACTCTAAATCTTTAAATGTTTTAAATTCTACTGGATTACAAGCTTGTCTACAATGTGTACAATAATTAGTATCATTGAATAAAGGCTTCTGACAGCAATCTGATAGCTTTTCCATCACACTAACTCATCTAAGTAAACTGTTTTTGTGTTAGCAGCTTTCACTATACTAGACTGTAACAACTCTACTTGCTTCGTTAACTTTAATCCAGAACGCTCTAGAGTTCCTATGTAATTAACTAATGTAACTAGGTCTTTAGTTTTACAAGTAACCTCTCTGATACCCTCTAAGTCTGCATTACGTACTGCTTCTATAATTTCGCAAGTTTTCATTAGTCTAGCTCCGGATTTTCTGACTGTACCACTAGAACTTTTTGCTTTATAGTATTCTCGTGGAGTCTCTTATCAATCTGTTTAATGTACTTAGCTCTTAAGCTTCTACTAGCACCAGACACCGCTATAGAGTCCTTTAATTGTCGTAGCTCGTGTAAGTTTGCGTTTCTAATTTTGTTTTCCATAATATCTCCTTTGATATGTAATATTATAACATGTTTTAGATTAAACGAAGATTAAATTAAATCCAATTAAGAAATTTCTATATCTCCTAAGTCTTCGCTAATGTCTTCCACACCCTCTTGCGCAGTTCTGTAGTCCTCGTATTGCCTTGGTGATAAATCGAGCTTAATACAGTCCACTGCTTTATTGTACCGCGACTTACTACCATCAGTTTTAACGAAGCTTGACAATCCACGCTCCTTTAATACACTTATTGTAAGGTGGTGTGTTAGCTCTGCTTGGTCCTCTTTCCGTAGTAGTCCTTTTTTATATAGCGGTAGTCTTATGATATCCTGCCTATCACTAATTATAATATGATAACCAACCCCAAAGATTTCCGTAAGCTCCTGGTGTATCTCTCTACCGCTTAGCCTTTTGTAGTTATCTAGGAATGACGCTAGTTGCCCAAATTCTGTTGTATCCTCCATAGCTTCTATGAAGTTCTTTTTGTGTACCTCATCGTGCCAAGTCTCTGCACCTCTATATAAAGCTATTTTAGTTAGTGCTGTATCTCTGAGGGTTACCGCGAAACTCTCCAGCTCAATCTTTATAGCCATTTCTAAATCTGAGATATTCTTAATAACTTTATCAAGTCTTCTGGCACCAAAGCTAGAACACGTTACAAATCGTCTATCATTAATTTCTTCAGCTAATGGGAACGTTTTGTTATTGGTAAATATATACGTAGTTATATTTCTAATCTGATATGCTGTTATCCCTTTATCTTCTATAGTTCTCTCACCCCTACCACTAAGGTTCTTAACATCTTCACGTAACTTATTAGTCACTGGCTGCTCATCACCATTTAAGAATATAGCAGTCTCTGTTTCTTTGTTAAACTGTGCATTAGATTTATTAAAGTCAAAGGGTATAACTGCCTCAGTAAAGTAGTGCAAGATATTAACTACATTACTTTTCCCTGTACCTTTATCACCCATAAAGTGGAAGACTATTGGACTCTGCTCCATAGTCTTAAACTTGTGAGATAAGAACTGTAAAAATTTATCATACATACTTAGTTGCCCAGGGTATGCTTGTGGGTCCTCGTTATATAGAGCTTCGTTAGCATACATAGCATTCTTTATAATTGCCGTAATTATCGGGTGTTTACCACCTTCAACCTTAGTATCATAATCTCCACGAACTATAGCTAAGTACTTAGTAGGAACGTACTCGTTATAATATAGCGTGTCATCCTGATAAAACTCACCGGTTTTCTTATATGGCGCTTTAACAGTTCTAACTAGTGTTTTCAAAGTCTTAGTTAGCTTCTTTAGACCCATAGAAGTTTCCACATTAACCCTTTGCCCATCAACTAATAATGACCAGTTAGGGCTTTCTAAAGTCTTCCTAAACTTAGTCATTCCAGCGATTGTGAGGGTTTTCCCTGTCTGCAGTGTAACTATATAGTCATCATCTAGTGTTCTGTATATTGGCATGTAGGCACCGCCATCAACGCTAACTAAGGGTTGATTGGTGGCATCTGGGTTATACTTCCATATTAACCTACCATTACTATACTTCTGTGTCGTTAAATTACTAAGAGCTTGCGCTAGTCTCTCATCAGTCCAGGGATATGACCACAGTCTCTGAGTTATAACGCTTATCAGCTTAGTGTGTAGCTCAACACTTATGCTGGGGTCTGAGGCTATCTTGGTATTTAGCGCTTGTATGTATGCTACTGCCTCTCCGTCATCTACTATATTATCCGGGTGAAAGTCATCACCAACTGTATCCCTAAACTTACTCGGAGTCACTAGCTGTATTACCGGCTGAATATCTCTGTAGTTCCCTGACATTAAATAGAGTGCTAGACCCTGCTCTATTATAGGACCTAGGTAGGTATCTAGCGGTTTGTAGTCACTATCAGTTTGTGTGATAACCTTCTTAACCCTTTCCGCGAGTGAGTCCACTATAATCGCAGGAATATCAACTAAATGTTTCCCAAGTTTGTTGGAGTTGTCGGGAGTGCTCTGCAGCTCTACCTTAGTGTGGTTGTGAGTGTTGGCTGCAAATATTAGTTTCCCTGAGGAGTATTGCACATCTATTTTACCTAACGCGTGGCTCTTAGTTACATAGATACTAGACTCCCTAAAATAATCAGTAGGTGCGAAATAAAAGTGCTTAAACCCCTTATCACTCTCAACTATATATACCTTATCTTTAATCTCTGGTATAGTGCTCAGGAGGTTAGTTATTAGCTCAGTGCTCTCAGCATCATCACAGTCTATAACTACTAAGTCATCATCACAGCGTATAGCATATGAGGGTACTTGTTTAGTTGTTAAGTCGTTGCTAGTTTCCTGCCAACCTGATGGTGTTGGTGCTTTAACTGCCTTCTGTGTAGTTAAGCTCTTATATACTTTCTTACCAGTCTTCTGGTCTCTATGTATGCTTACACTTAGTGGTATTATAGTCATATTATATACCCTCAGCTTCACGTAATTCGCTGGAGTCTACCTTAGCTATGTATTCACGTAATTCACTGGAGTCTACCTTAGCTATGTATTCACGTAATTCGCTGGAGTCTATTATAAGGTCGGTTTTCCGGTTATCCCAGGAGCCCTTTATATCTCTGTGGTGGTACTTAACATTTGAATAAGGCTTTTGTATGTTAGTGCCTATAATGTGCTTCTTAATAAATAATAGAGGTCTATTACTACTAGACCTTACGTAGTCTATGTTATTAACTAATGGTGCTGTGGTGGTATCACTATAAATCGCGGGTACACTAGCTATTTGTTCAAATGTGTTAAATAGCCTTAGAGTCCACGTATTGCGTTGTCTACCTGGTGTGAGACTATTTAGTATATCTGTGGGGTCTAGTTGTATTCCGTAGCTCTCCGTAGTAGCTATTAGTTGCTTAAGCGTAAGCTTCATTTAATCTCCTTAAATTTAATAATATTATATCAATATTTATATTAAATTTTGATTAAATCTTGATAAATTCTCTGTTCACAATTGGTTCACAATTGGTATTTCGGTCACAATTGGTATTTTCTGAGATTTGACTGCATTTAGTTGGAATGTTAGTAGGTTAGTAGGTTCCAGTAGGCTGTTTTCAAGTCATAGAAAATTGAAATGAAATTTTGAAACTGGCCCTACTTATCCTACTAATCTACTTATCTACTAAATCTACTAAATCTACTAAATCTTATAAATTAATATAATAGATATACGATTTAGCTAAGCCTCAAAAGATAATAGAACCTAGTCAACACTTAGTTGCACGTCTGCTAGCATTTTATATGTATCATCATCTAGCCCAGCAAGTCTCTCACACTTAGCTAGCATGTCCTCAATACCATCAATATTAACATTTAGCTTATACATACGACTATCTATAATACGTGTAGTGTATATAGTCAAAGCCTCTATAGTGGTTGTAGTCTTGGTAGTCTTATAGCTACCATCAGTTGTAAATGTCATAGCTCTACCTCCTCACGTAATCTCTCGGCTATATTAGCCTTCACATAGTTAGCCACAAACTCATCATAATGTCCGTTATTACTTAGCGTTTCACATAGACTAGCTCCAGGGCAATCATCACAACTATGGTGACTATCGTGAGGACATACTATAGTATTCGCCTCAATACTCGTTATATAGCCTAAATGGTACGCGTCTACGTAGCCTTGAATATCTTCTATTAACATAGTTAACTCCTATTATATTTAGTAAATAGCCACCAAGTTAATGGTGTCTTCGGAAGGCTGTAAGCCTCACATATCTCTATATAGTCAATTAGTAGTTGCCTATACATATTGGATGCCTAGCGCATATATAACCACGCTTTGTATTATTATATAAGTTAACATAGTATCTCCTTTAGTTAAACTAGTATCTACTCTAGTTAAACTTAATAAGACCCTCTAAGAGAGTCCTATAAATCTAAGCGTTAAAGTTAGCCCAATCTCTATCATAATCATAGAACTCTGGCGCGTTAAAAGCGTCTTTAAGTTCCTTAGATTCTTGCGCTATCTTTTGCGCTTTATCAAAATCCCCGGCACTCATAGCGTCAACCGCTTCGCTATCTAAGCGCTTGATAGTACTATTTGTTTTGTTCCAAAGTGATATAGACGCCTTACAATAGCCCTTAGACTTGCCTTGACTCATAACCATATTATCAACACCCTCATAACGTTGATGATATCGGCAATATGCCTCAACTATGTTACCGTCTTCATCTAACTTCGGAGGGTGAGTACTAGAGCCTCCTCCTGACTTTGGCGCAATGTTAGCGTCTATGATATTTAATAGTTCCTCTTGGAATTTCTTAGATACTTTAGAACCTTCTAATAACGCATTAATTTGCGCAACTACATTTGTGTATACTTGTGTTTTGTTTAACTTAGCCATAATTGACTCCTTTTGTTTTGTATCTTATATTATATCAAAAGAAAGCTTAAGCGAAGATTAGATTAAAAAGAATTTCTTAATCTAATTTATCTCTCTGCTTCTCTCTTTTGTTACTTATATTATATAGAAAGTAATATTAAAGTTAGATTAAAAAGAATTTAAATTAATCTTAAATATTTTATATAATATTATGGGCTAATATTATATTAATATATATTGTGCTATACGTGCGCGCGACGCGCGATAATATGAGACGCACACGCGAATACCATAATCTTGCTTAGATATCCATTAGATTATTAAATTAATTGATATCTCTAAGATTACTTTAAATTATGCGAGAGTCTTCTTAGTCTACTGGACCCCCCTGTGACAGTTTCCCTTGGCGTGTGTCGTTATGTAAGGCCAGTAGATACCAGGGCATTTCTCAAACTCTTCACAATTTAACTAAATCTAACAAGTGCCAGAGCATTTATCAAACTCTTTACAACTACCACCATTTCTCAAACTCTTCACAATTTAACTAAGGCCAGAAGATACCAGGGCATTTCTCAAACTCTTCACAACTACCACCATTTCTCAAACTCCTCACATCTAATAAAACTTTAATATAAAATAAGATATAATAAAATAAATTCAAACTAAAGGACTTCTATGAAACTCCCTAATGAACTACTTCTAACATATCAAGCAGAATATGAACAAAACCAAGATATGACTATCCAAGACCTATGTGATAAGTATAGTGTCACAACTAAACAACTCAAGGGTTATACCAAATGGAAGAAACCTATAGCTTCTACTGAAGTACTGGAACCCATAGCTACTGCTGAAGTAATAGAACCAGTAGCTCCAATAGAAATAACAGATGATATAGAGAGTTTTAAAAAATTAGCAATATCCCATGCTCTAAAATTTATGAGGGATGACGTTGAATTTGCTGAGGTTAAGGAATTCAAGGATATGGTTAGTATAGTTGGAACTATAGAAGCCTCATATAAGGATACAAAGCCAGAGAATACCATAAACATAGCTATACAAAACATAGTTAAGGGGTTCCAGGATGACTGTTAGTCAGGAGCATATAGATAGCCTGCCAGTTAAAGAGCGTACTAAACTCTTAGAATTTATAAAAATGAAACTCAGTAGTAAACTATGGCGGCTTAATAACCTCTATACTATTGAGGATAAGGATGGTATTAAGCAGATAATGAGGTTAAACCACTCACAGCTTAAAGTTCTAAAGGAATTTAAGCATACTCGTAAGATAATCTTGAAGTCTAGACAGCAAGGTATTTCTACATTATACCTTGCATATAATTTAGATAGCTGTTTATTCGGTGAAGGTTTCTCGGCTGGTATACAGTCATATGGGCAGGATGAGAGTAATAAGTTACAGAGAAGAGCTGAGCTAATGTGGGATGAATTCCCGGATGGCATAAAATCACTGCTTGGTATTAAAATGCTTACGAATAACCAGAAGGGCATGAGCTTCTCCAATAGGTCTATTCTAAAGATAGGAAATTTTAGAGGGGACACATTACAGAGCCTCCATGTATCTGAGCTAGGTAAGATAGCTAAGAAATTCCCTGAGAAAGCTGAAGAGCTAAAAAAGGGGGCATTCCAGTCAGTTGGTAAAAATAATAAAATAACCATAGAGTCAACAGCGGAAGGGAAGAGCGGCATGTTCTACGATATGTGGATGCAAGCGGAACAGAACTTACTAAAGGACTCCTTAGGACCTTTTGATTTCCAGCCAATATTCCTTAGTTGGATGGAGGACCATGATTGTAACCTTAACCACCCGACGGCACTAACCGACGATGATAAAAAATACCTAGCTAAGCTAGAGGCTGACTTAGGAATAAAATTAGAAGATACTCAGAAATGGTGGTATGCTGCTAAGAAGATTGAGCTAGGTGACGGGTTTGACCAGGAATATCCTGCCACTCCAGAGATGGCATTTGCACAGAGCTTAGAGGGTACATACTACGCTCACGAATTTAAGACACTAAAGATAATTAAGGATAACTATGACCCACAGCTTAAAGTACATAGTGCATTTGATTTAGGTATGAATGATACATTTGCTATAGGGTTTTTCCAGAAATATCCAGATGGTCATATAGAGATAATAGGTGAGTATCTTAATAGTGGATACGGATTACAACACTATAGAGATATGTTTGATGCTTTATCTAAGAAATTTGGCTGGGTACATGGAACTACTTACGTCCCACATGACTCTAAAGTTAGAGAGTTAATAGCTGATAAGACTAGATGGACTGCCTTGAAAGAATTAGGCTTTACACCATCCCTAGTTAAAAAACATAGATTAGCTGATGGGATAGAAGCTACTAGGCAGTTTTTAAGAGGTATGACGATAAATGAGCAGTGTACAGAAATAATATCAGCTATACAGAGCTATAGGAAGAAGTATGACCAGAAATATGATGTATATTTAGATACACCTGTGCACGATGAGCACTCGCATGCTGCTGATATGATTAGATATATAGCTATGGGTGATAAGAAGCGCCCAATAATAGATATATACGCCTCTGGGGTGAGACTAAATCGAAATACTAAGATTTTATCTGCTGGCTTTGATATTTAATATTAGTTTAATATTTATAATGGTATAATGTAGTTATATCATTATAAAGGACATAAGATGGGTACTCCCGAAAAGAAACCGGCTACCTCAACTGAAACTGTTGATAGTAAGCCACAAACTGACTATGAGAAGAGATTTAAAGATACTCAAAGTGCATATACCAAGTCACAGCAAGAGCTAAAGGCAGCTCAAGCGAAGCTAGAAGCACTAGAGAAGCTAACGAAACCTCAGATTGAGTTAGATAAGGAAACTGCAGCAGAATTAGAGTCTTTAAAATATGAAGACCCAGATGCTTGGAGAGCAAAAGTTAACCAACTTGAAGCAGAAGCGAGTAGAAAACACTCGGAGACGCTTGATGAAGCGGGTAGGTTAGCAGCACAACAAGCAGAGCTGGAGAGACGTGCTCAAGTATTAGCTGAATTTAATGCGAGCCATGGTATTCAGATAACTGATGAGGTTATTCAGTACGATGTTCCTCCTAGGATTACTGCTAAACTAGAGAAAGGTGAAGTAAGTTTTGAGGCTTACCTCGAGGAAGTTAATAACTACTTAAACTCGCCAAAGGTTATAGGAGATGGTAATGAAACTCTTAACCAGCCAAACTTAGGTAAAGCTGGTGGAGACTCTGAACCACAAGAAGGTGCTATTAAAGCAGATATAGTTAAAGACTATAAAAACATTGTATTCTAGGAATACATTAAATATAAGGAAATATTATGGCTGAAGGTACTGGTAAAGTAGATATAGGTTCAGATTTAGTTCGTAAGGCATGGATGAGCGAAGGCTTAATTCAACGTTCTGCAACTTCATTTTGGGCTCCATATAAAGGTAAGACGTTTGACTCAATTATTTTAGTTGAGAACGATATTAGTGCACAAAAAGGGCACACAGTAACATTTGATTTTGATGGTAATTTATCTGGGCGTCCAGTTAAAGGTAACACAACAGCAAAAGGAACTGGTGAACAAAAGAAAAAGTTCTCAGACTCTCTTACTGTTACAGATTACAGATATGTAGTTGATAATGGTACAAAATTTGATGGAGTTAACATTGGAGACTTATCAATCAATGAGCATTCTGACTCTCGCTCAAAACTGGCAGATTTATGGGTACGTTCTGAAGACCAAGCGTTCTTTGATTTAGCACAACAAGGTGCAGAATTTGGTTATGCTTTTGATAACTCAGATGCAGCACACACATTTGACCTTGATGGTATTATGACTATTGAGAAATTGGTTAAAACAGGTACAGGTTTTGATACTACTCCAGCTGGAATTAGTAAAAGACTACCACTTAAACCATTTATTCTTAGTGGCGGAGAGCCAGTATGGTTATTTGTTATTGACGTAGCTATTAAAGCTAAGTTTATTAAAAATGCTGGTAATGTATTACAGAGTGCAGATGTTCGTGGTAATGACAACCGCCTTATTAAAGGTGTATTAGGTAAGATTGGTTCTTTCTTAATTGTTGAAGCTCAAACATTCTTTGGTGAAACTGATGGAGCTATCCTAACTAATGGTTATTATAACTATGATAATACAGGTGTTGAGATTGCTGGATTACGCCAAACTGATGGCGCTGGAAATTGGACAGGTGAAGCTGCAATGGGAACTCCAACGATTTCACGTGGTGTTGTTCTTGGTGCTGGAGCATTCCAGAAAGCAAATGGTTTAATGCCAGACTATAAATATGAGGCTACTGACTTTGGTAAATTCTCTGAGTCTTGTCTTGAAACATGGTGTGCTGCTAAATCAACGAATTTAGTTGCTGAGAATGTCGATTACGCTGATGGAAAAGTAGCTGGTTACAACTATGGTTCAATCTTCATTGATGTGACACTCTAGGTTAGACTTAAAGTCTAAGATAAAGATAAGACTTTAAGTCTTATCCAATGAAATAAGGAAAATTCATGGCTGATTTACGATTTGAAAAGAAAAACAACCAAAAGAAAGAGATTAGTGTATTTGCTTCTGGGGCAATTGCAATATCTGCTACTATGGATGATACTCTATTTACTCTTCCTGTTGCATCACTGGTAACTAATGCTTATGCTATTGTTACCACTGCTTCAGGCGCTCTTGGGGCAACAGTAGATATTAAAGTTGGTGCAACTGTTGTTGCTAATGAAGTACTAGTTGATGCTACTGGAGTTAACTCAGGTACTGTAGCTCCTGCATACTTTGCAACTGGTGGTAGTGTAACTGTTGTTGCTAGTGCTGTTGCACCTGATGCTGCTGGTATAGTTAAAATAGTAGTTGAGTACATAGAGACTGAGCTTGCTGAAGGTACATACACTGACTAGTAATCAGTGTATTGACTAATAGTCTTAGAGCCTTCCTAGGAAGGCTCTATTGAATATTACAAGGATATATAATGACTGCTAATGATATTATACTACGTGCTAGGGACACACTAGCAGACCCTACAGGTGATAGATGGTCTGATGACAGACTGCTTAGACTACTAGATGAGGGCCATAAGACTATTTGTTATAGAGCTAAAGCTCTACGTAGCTATGTTGAAATAGTAGTTAACCCAGACCAAGCAAACTACTCTATGCCAATAGACTTCTTATATCTTACTAAAGCACTATATAATGGTGATAATTTAAAAATAACTAGTAGAGAGTCTATAAATTCAACTACATATATAGACTCTCTAGGGACACCAACTAATATTATAGTTGATAAACTTAATAAAGGTGTAGTGCAACTGGCACCAATCCCTAGCTTCGTTGAAAATGACCCTTTTGATATTACTAAAGCTAATATACTAGGCATTTATTATGCCAGTGAGCCACAGACAATATCAGATTTGACAGATATATTAGACCTTGATGACTCATATAAACCTATGCTAGTTAAGTATGTATCAGGCTATGCTCTTAGAGATGATATGGACACTCAAAATAGAATATTTGGTAATGAAGAGATAGCTATGTTTGAGGGTTGGTTAGCAAAAGTAACCACGGATGTTTCTAAGGACTTCACCAACCATAACAGATATGAAGTTACTTATAAAGGCTTCCAATGATAGTAATGACAATGGAAACATTTGGCGGTAGAGAAAATCACCTTGCATGCTATAATAGTACTTCAGATACACTTATCTTTAGCGAGGAAATAGTAAATCTACTAGAAACTGTTAGAACAGATAGTAAATCACAACTATGGAATACTTTTGAGTTTGAAATGGATAAGATACAAGAGTCTGGTGACTTATCTAATACAAGTTCAGTAAAATTAGATGAATATCTAGGAACTATAGGACTTATAGATACTACAGTAATAAAAAGAAAAGGAGCTTTAGATGGGCTTTGCAAGTAATGTAAATATAATAGCATTAAATATACAAGATATTATTGATGTTAATACAAATAGTACAAATGTTAATATAGTGGCAGCTGATATAACGAGTGTTAATACTGCTGCGGGTGATATATTGGCTATAGTATCAGTAGCAAATGATAAAGTAACCATAGATAGTATCTACGCAGATAAAGCTACACTAGATAGACTCTATGCTTCAATAGATAATCTAGATAGAGTATTTACTTCTATAGATAACCTAGATACAGTAAAAGCGTCTATAGGTAATGTTGATACAGTTGCTACAGATATAGTTAAAGTGAATAACTATTATGATACGTACCTAGGCGAAGGTTCTAGTGACCCTGCTGCTCGAAGAGATGGTAGTGCTTTACTTGGCGGTGAGCTGTTCTTCAACACAACACTCAACGAAATGAGAGTGTACGAGAATGGTTGGTTATCTATTACTTACGGATACAGTCAAGCAGACTTACAAAAGTCAATAGGAAACATAAACAACCCTCTACTAGATTTACCACTAAATAACTCACTAGCTATGAAACAAGGTGTAGGTAGTGTTACATTTAGTAGAAGTACAACTGCTACTTATGTTGATAGGTATGGTGTGTTACAGTATGCTGCTATTGATGAACCTAGATTTGAAAAAGACGGATTGTTGATTGAGGGGGTTAGTACAAACTTAGTTCTAAATAGTGAGGTTGTAGATGGTGTTGTTGCTTGTACTATTACATCAGACGCTATAGCTGCACCTAACGGAAATGTAACTGCTGATAAAGTGACTGGTGATGGGACAAGTGCAGAACATTATGCACAAAAAATTGTTACTATACCTGACGATAGTACTACATATACATTATCAGTGTTTGTAAAGAAAGGTACAGCCGATACTATAAAATTTGCTCTTTATATCATAGGGGGGAGCACTATAGTATATAATTATACTACATTTACATTTTCTGCTGAAACAGCAACAAAGGGTGCTAAAGTTGAAAAATTATCTGATGGGTGGTACAGATTGTCTCAACAGATAACTAATAACTCTTTAGGTAATACTGCTTTATATAATAGAATTTTTGTAGATGGTGGAGGTATTACAACAAGTACAGATACACTATATGTATGGGGTATGCAAAGTGAAGCATTACCGTTCGCATCAAGCTACATTCCTACTACAACTGCTGCTGTTACTAGGGGTGCTGAGAATTGTTATACAGATTTACTAAACAACACCCCATACTTAATAGGTAATTACTCTGTTGCTTGTGATTTTAACTACTTAGGTAAAAATACTAATAATACAGTATGGAGTATATCAAATAGTACATATATAATGTTTAGGGCAACTTGGGGTAATGGAAATGGGGCTGTTTGGTATGGGACAGCAGCAAGTAATACACTTACAGATTTTTTAAGTAATACTGAATATAGAGCTGTTACAGTATACACAGCTAGTGATGTCAGTTTTTATGTTGATGGGGTATATAAAAATAAAGTTGCAGGTAACTTGGTTATATATAATGGTTTAAATAGGATACAAATAGGTAGTGAAAGAGACCCTGCAGCTAATAATTTATTTGGTCACATAAAGAACTTTAGAATATGGGACAGAGCACTTACCACTCAAGAGGCAGCACTATGCTAACTAAATACTTAATAATAGGAGAAATATAATGGCTGATACAGTAATATATTGCAGTGACTTAGTAGCACTAAAAACACAACTAATAGCTGATGGATATTATGATGAAGAGTCTGGTACTTATACAGTAGGACACTCGCTAACACCGCTAAAAGTAAAAGGTAATACATCACTAAGCTATGTTAGAGATAATGTACTAGATATGACCGTATATACAATGTTAGAGGACTTAGGTACTTACGAAGAGATATGGGCTGATACAGTTAAGAATGATAAGTATAAGAGTGTTTATGACTATACAGTTGTACAGTCCTATACAGATGAAGCTGGTAATGTTCAGACATATACACTACCTAAAGAGATAGGGAGATTTGCATAATGGCTACAATAGTACATGGAGCTTCAGCTCTAAATAAAAGAAAAATAGAGAGCACTACAGATACTGGGTCTGCTAAGATGCCTACTGGTACAAGTGCTGAAAGAGATACTACTCCACAAGATGGATGGATGAGATGGAATACTGACTTAAGTGCATGGGAGTCATATAATTCAACAGTAGGATTATGGCTTCCGATTGGTGGGGGAGCTACTGGTGGTGGAACTGATGATATATTCTATGAGAATAGTCAGAATGTAACAACAGATTACACAATAACAACAAATAAAAATGCAGTTTCAGCAGGACCAATAACAATAGATAATGGTGTAACAGTAACTATCCCTACTGGTAGTAGCTGGACAATAGTAGGAGCATAAAATGAGTCAATTAAATTTTCAACAACCAAGTGGAGGAACTAAGAGTTTCTCATTTGAGGATACAACAACTAATGATGTGATAGCAATACCAAGTGCTGGGGTAGGTAAAACTCTTCAAGTAGTAAGCAAGCTAATAACTGCTCAGTATGCACAAGTACTAACTGCTAATGTAGAAACTGAAGTAGCTGGAGCAGGAGTGTTTACATTAGCTATAACTCCTAAAGGTAACAATAGCAAGTTTAAGATTTATGTTAGACATTTTGGTGAAGTAGCAGCTGCAACTAATGTAGTATTTAATGTACTTAGAGATAGTGTTAGAATAAATGCCCAAAGTGGATATACTTGGAGTGGTATAAGCATGGGAGCACAAACTTATGCTGCTGCTAATGATAGCTCTACACCTGAGATTATGCACTTACAAACACTAGATGTAACTGGAAGTACAGCTGGAACTACTGTAACTTATGTAGTCACACAAACGCACGATGCGACAACAACTCAGTACACAAATAGATGTATCGGCTCAACTGGTACTAATGGTTATGAAACTGGTTCATCAGAGATAATAATAGAAGAGATAGGAGCATAATATGAGATTTAAAGCTATAAGAATAGTCCATCCAACTGTAACATCTCTAAGAGGAGATACAGAAGCATTTGATGCACAAGGTAATCTAGTAATATTAGATGAACCACTAATACAAGTAGAGTATGATAAGTTGATGTTAGCTAGTAATATAGAAGCTAAAGTACAAGAAATAAACACTCTATGTGGTAATCAAATAACAAGTGGGTTTACATCAACTGCTCTAGGTTCTACATACTACTATCAATCAAAACAGCTAGACCAACTAAATCTAATAGGATTAGTAACTGCTGGTACTGATGATTACTTGAAGTGTTCACTAGATGGAGTAACATTTGATTATGTACTTCATACAGTAGCACAACTACAACAAGTATTAGTAGATGGTAAGACATATAAGGCTAGTCTGCTTAGTAAGGCTAGTACATTAAAACAACAAGCTAAAACAGCAACATCACAAGCTGACTTAGACTTAGTTGTATGGTAAGGAGAATATAAATGGCTAATTTAATGATAACAGATATAGGTACTCCTGATGGATTAACTACTGTAAATGTAGCTGATATAGCTGATAAGATAGCTGACTTTGGCAATAGCTTAGGAACTAATGGGTATCAGAAATTGCCTAATGGGTTAATTATTCAGTGGTTTGATTTTACTGCTGTAGCTGATTTATATCAAGATATAGTCTTCCCAATAGCATTTCCTAATATATGTTTACAAGCAGTAGGTTCAATGGGGACAACTGGTGCTGAGAGTGTGTCTACAACAGTACTAACAACAATTTCAGTAACGAACACAGCTGTAAGGTATGGGTGGTCAGGTGGAATATATACATGGACTTCAAGATGGATAGCAATAGGATATTAAAATGAAAATAGTAAATTACGATAAAACAACTGGAAAAATCTTAGGCTGGTATGATAGTGAAATTCACTCAACAATACCTACACCAAATGCAGAAGTAACAGATAGTGAATGGCATAGTGCTATTAATAATAATGCTAACTACTTTGATGGTACTAAATGTAGTATTAAAGACTTTAGGACTTTTGCTGAATTACAACAAACTAAATTACAAGAGATATACACAGCATACTCAAATGCTACACAGCTAGATATAGCTTACTTAGGTACTACTTTTGATACTAAACAAAGTACGCAAGATGTAATAGCTAAGAACTTATCTATTGGTAGTGTACCTGCTGGTTTCTACTTTAGAGATATTAACAATGTAGATGTACCTATGACATACACAGAACTACAAGGTTTTGGTGCAGCTATACAAACAAGAGACTTAGCTAACTTTAGTAAGTTTCAGAGTTTGAAAGCTAGTGTGTTGAGTGCTACAACTCAAGCTGAATTAGATGCGATAGTATGGTAAACAACAAAGTAAATGGATGTGGTGGAAAAGGTAGTATTATCAATCCTCCTGATTTTCTATTCCATGCTAGTTGTGATAAGCATGATGAACTATATTCAATAGGTGGAACAGAAGCTGATAGAAAGAAAGCAGATGATAGGTTTTATGAGTTGATGTTAGAGGACACAGAGAGAAGTAAAGGCTTTGATAGATATTACTTCAAAGTATGGGCTTATGTGTACTATAAAGCTGTTAGACTGTTTGGCAAGAAGTACTTTAACTACATAAAAACTAAGGAAAGTAGCTAACATGACAGATGATGTAATGAGAGATTTAGTAACTAAGCATGACACAGTAATAACCTCACTGGTTCATAGTGTTGAGCATTTAGTTAGTTCACAAACAGAAACTAATAAGAGGCTAGAAGAGATTAGCAAGTTCCTAGCTAAACAAGCTGTATTCAGTACTAAACTAGAGGGTATGGATAGAGAAATAGCTGACTCATTTAAAAGAGTACACAGCAGAATAGACGAACTAGATAGCACACAAAAAAGCGACAATGGTTGTAATAGCGTTAAATTGCTGACAAAAGATGTTGAGTCGTTACAAAGAGAGAATATTAGGTTAATTGGAATAGCTGAAGACCATAGAATTATGTTAGAAAGTTTAATTAAATCAGAAGCATCTCACATACCATCATCTACAATAAGATGGATTGCTGGTTTCATAATTTTATATTCCATTACATTTGGAGTATATGTTGTTCAGTCATTTAATAAGTTGGAAAAGTTAGAGTCAAGCACTATAGTTAAACTTGATAGAGATATGAAAGATACAGAATGGTTAATGAAAGTACATAGAGAAGAGTTTAGGAAAGGAAAATAATATGAAGAACTGGAAGAGCACACTAGCATTTTTTATTTTTATAGGTATATATGTATATGCAATTATGAATAGTAAGCCCGATGGTGTAATTGAGACTACTGGTTTTATAGCACTATATTCAAGTCTGTTTATGATGTTTAGAAGTGACTTTACTTCTGAGATACTAGGTAAACTTATAGATAATATAAAGATAGGTAAATAGTTATGTTTACACAATTTGAAGTATATAAAAATCTCATATTTGTAGCTCTTACAGTTGGATTAGTAGTAGGCTTATACTTTTATATAGATAACTTAAAAAGTGACATAACAGAGCTTAAAATGACTATTAAAGACATGAATGTCGAGTTAGCAAACGAGAAGCTTCAAAGTAGTAGCTATAAGAGTTCATTAGATACTCAGACAAGACAAATACAACTTTTAAGAGCAAATGATAAACATATGAGAGAGTTGCTTCTTAAGTGGAAAAATCAACCGAAGGAAATTAGATATAAAACAATATATCGTACAAAGGTGGTAAAAAGTGATGAATGTAAAGATATTAAAGATAGGCTTGAGTTTGTTAAGTCTATTGACTTTAACGAACTGTAGTACACAACCTGAGATTAGGTATGTTGATAAACCATACAGAGTTGATGTTCCTATTAAGTGTAGTGTTCCTGATGCTAATTGTAGTTTTAGTCGAGGAACATATACAGAAGTAATTAACTCTTTATTAGAGTGCATTAGTGATATGAAAAATAATGAGGAGGTATGTAGATGAGTAAGTATTTTAAGAGAGAAGAATTTGAATGTCCTTGCTGTAAAGTAAATCTAATACAAGACGAGTTAGTTGAAGTGTTAGACAGAGCTAGAGCAATAGCTGGAGTTCCGTTTGTAATAACAAGTGGGTATAGATGTAAGTCCCATAATGAAGAAGTAGGTGGTAGTCCTACAAGTTCACATCTAAAAGGTGTAGCAATAGATATATCTGTTAAGGATAGTCATAGTAGACAGCTAATACTAAAGGCTTTACTAGATGTAGGATTCAGCAGAATAGGTATTGCACAAACATTTATTCATGCTGATATAGATAGAGAAAAACAACCTGAAGTGATATGGGTTTACAAATAAGGATATAAGATGGCACAATTAAATGACTTTAGCGGAGGTCTCAATATAAGAGTTACTCCATATCTAATTAGTTCTAATGAAGCACAGAAATATATAAATGTAGATAACTCTAGTATGTCTCTTAGGCCTATTAAGACTAATACTAATGAATTGCAAACTGTGTATAAGTATATGTTTAATTTCTTAGACACTTGGGTTAGCTCTAGTACTGCTAAGGGTTATATACAATTCCAAAATAAGCTATATTATTCTGATGGTATTGGTGTCCCTCAAAAATCTAGTGATGGTATAACTTTTTATAATTTAGGGATACTACAGCCTGCTAATGCACCTACTATAAGTAGTGCTGGAACTGGTGTACTTGATGGCACTATTCAGTACTGCTATACCTACTACAATATAAATGATGGTACGGAGTCTATTCCTAGCACTTTTAGTAGTGAATTAGTAGTATCTGCAGAGTCTATTGATATACAAATAGAAGCTTCAGCAGACCCACAAGTAACTACTATTAGGCTTTATAGACTTGGTGGTAATTTAACTACTATGCAGCTAGTTGATGAGCTTAGTAATACTACACAAACTTATACTGATAATATAGAGGACTTATCTATATTAGGTAATGTATTAGACTCTTATAATAACGGACAAGCAAAAGAAAAGCTAAAACACCTTACTGAAGCTAATGCTATGCTATTTGGTGCGATAGATGATAAGCTTTATTATAGTGATATAGCATTTCCAAATAGCTGGAGCGCTTTTAACTTTATAGACTTTGACTATAATATTACTGGGATAGGTGCTGTACCTAACGGGCTATTAGTTTTTACTGAGTTTAGAACTTACATAGTACCTGGAACATCACCTAGTACACTAAGTAAATATCTACTAAATGGTAGCCAAGGCTGCGTAGACCATAGAAGTATTCAGTATATAAAGAATACACTGGTGTGGCTTAGTACTGACGGTATTTGTATATCTAGCGGCGGTGAGATTAAGGTGGTTAGCAGGGATAAAATTCCAAAAGAGTATATAAGTAATACTATAAATGGCTCGGTAGTTTATGATGATGTTTATTACTTAGCACATAGTACTGGTATACTATGCTTTGACTTTAGATTTGGCCTTACTACTTTTAGAGAGCTTGATACTATTGCTGAAGGTCTATTTATATACCAAGATATCTTATACTATTCATATCAAGATACTTTATATAGCCTGGCAACTGGCTCTACTAATACTAGTATGACTTATAAGTCCCCAATGCTAGCTGATAGTCAGATATCAAATCTTAAAAATTATAAGAGTATTTATGTTAAAGTTATTGGCACTCTAAATATAAAAATCAGCATAGATAACAACTTAGTAATAACAAAAGATATTGACAACACTACTTCAGAGGTATTAGTTCCACAGGAATATCGTAAGGGTTATGCTATAGACTTTGAGATTTCTGGTACTGGCGAACTCTTAGAAATACAGTATGTGGTGGAAGGGAGACAGAATGGCAAATAGTAAAGCTACATTTATACAGATACCTCAGGATGTAACTAACCCAATAGAGCTTAGAAGATTTTTAGATAAGCTAGTTGAGCAGGTAGATATATTATATGGTAATAGAGGCTCATTAACTATAGATGCTGGTGGTGTTTCTTCACTGATACAGGCTAATACAGATAGGTTAGATATATTAGACCCTAGGGTTAATAACTTAGTATCAGAAGTATCTTTAATAAAAGATGGAGAAGCTGCTATAATTATAACAGCTGATACTACTCTAACAAGTAGTAATAGACAAGTTTTAGTAGACGCTAGTGCTGCAAATACTACTATCACTCTACCGCCTGCAGCAGATATATTTAATAGTATAAGTAATAGAAGTAATATGATTAGTATTTCTAAAATTGACACTACAAATACTCAGGTGATAATAAACCCTGATGGCGCTGAGTTAATACTGGGTGAGCCTAGTATTTCTTTAGTGGCAGAGCACGAAATAATTAATCTTATTACAGATGGTAATAACTGGTATTTAGGAGCATAATATGAGTAATTTTAGAACAGTAAATATAGACCCAACAGGTCCACAGAAGCCTCTTATATTTAAGAGATTAGATAATGGCACTACTGATAATATGAATGTAGATGGCAGTGTAACTGAGGTGGTCTTCTCTGTTACTCCACCAGCTGGAGAGATATGGCGTATAGCACACTGGGATATATACGTCGAAGATAATGGCACATTTGATGCCGCTAACTGGGGTAATGGTATAGTACTAACTAATGGATTAATGCCTCGTATTAGTATTAGTGGAACTATATCTGATATATTACCATTTCCTATACTTAACAGCGGAACATTATCAAGTGTTGCAGAGTCAGTCCAACACCTCACTTTTGGTACTGGTAATGAGATATTAACAGCTTCATGGCCTATAATAACTAATGGGCAGTATCTTAGGTTGACAGAAAATGATAGCTTACAGCTTGTTGTTAGGGATGATTTAACAACTCTAGTTAATCAGTATTCTTTTGTTAGGGGATATATAGAATAATTTATTTTATTTTAATATTAATTATGTTATAATAGACTATGTATGAAATAAAACAATTAAAAAATAGTGATATATATACTATACTTCCACTATATGAGAAATTGGCACGCTCCACTATGGGAGCTACTAATGCCTTTAGTTCTACTAATATGTTTATTATAGAAGTAGGAGTTCCAGGCTCGCTAATACTAGGGTTATTTAGAGAGTCTGATGTAGTTGGTATTATTTTAGGGAGACCTAATACAGAAATAGAGTTCGATTTTACTATTATGTATGTAGAAACCAATAGTCGTATTAAAGTAAAAGACTTCCTAGTCGAAGCAGAAGCTTTAATATTAAGTTATGGTTTTACTAGGTGGACTGCTAAAGCAGTTACTAAAGAAGGCAGTAAAATGCTTGACAAATATATAAGGGGTTAACTATGGGTGGTGGAGGCTTTTTAGGTGATATAACAGACGCTATAGGTTTAACTGACTATGCTGGGCAGAGACGAGCAGAAAATAGAGCAGCGGAACAAGCTGCAAGAGCTAATAAAATTGGTGATGAGCAGCTGGCTTTTCAAATGGAGCAATATGATAAATGGCAGAGTATTTATGGCCCTTTGCAAGAAGACTTAGGTACATACTTTAAGAACCTAACTGGTGAAGAAGTAACTACACAAAAGCTAGCGCAAGTACAGTCTGCAGCCCAACAAAGCCAGAAGAATATTGATAGACAGCTTGCACAGCGTGGGCTAAATTCTTCTGGTGTAGCAGCAGCTACTATACTAGCTAATGAAGCTAATGCAGCTAGCCAAAAAGCTAATATTAGAGCTAATCAACCTCAGGTGGCAGCACAACAGCAAATGCAATTACTGGGGCTTGGCTTAGGGCAAGGTACCCAAATGTTAGGAATATCTGCAAATGTCGCAAATTCAACAGCCGGTATATCAGGTAGTATTGCAAATAATGCCTTAAATAATGCTACTGCATTGAGTAAGCAGAATACTGGGTTCTTCCAAGAGTTTTCAGGCTCACTAATGGGAAGTGGAGCTAGTGGAGCTAGTGGAGCTAGTGGAGCTAGTGGAGCTAGTGGAGCTAGTGGAGCTAGTGGAGCTTTTCTGGCGTCTGATAAAAGGTTAAAAGATAAACTTAGCTTAGTTGGTACTATAAATGGAATTAACTTCTATAACTGGACTTGGAATAAAGCTGCAAATCACTTGGGTTATTATGGCCCAGGTTTTGGTGTAATAGCCCAAGAAGTGCAAGATACTATTCCTGGTAGTGTAAGCTTAGTAAATGAGTATTATGCTGTAAACTACAGTATAGTACTAGATTATATAAGGGGTAATTAATGGGTTTTGCTGCAGGGTTTAGCGCAGGAGTGTCTGCACAAAGAGAAAGAAGGAAAGCTGAAGAGGCTCAGTCTTCTCAGGAGCTTAGTAATAGAAGACTAATGCTGCAAGAAGCAGAGAAAAATTATAAGTATAACCAAGAGACTAAAAGCCTTGATAGAACACAGGTAGGCCAAAGTGAAGACGAGGTTAAATTAACAGAGTTACAAGCACAAAATAAAGTAATGCAGTCAAAACTTGCAGCTATGGAAGGTCAGACAAATGCTACAACTATAAAAAATATCTTAGTAAACTGGATAGATGGCAAGTATTCTGATAGCATAAAAGAGTTTAAGACTAACCCTTTATTGAGGGAAAAACTTAATGAGTCTTTTAATGTCTCAGACATTAGACCAATTATACCGGAAATAGATAATGGTGTTATAGAAGAGGTTACTAAGGGGCAAGACCTTACGCCAGAGCAGGCAGATGTATATAAAAAATCTATTATAATGGTGCAAGATAAAGATAGCCTTGAGTGGAAACCTCAGACAATAGCTGGTTTAATTAAAGAGACTGGGACTATGCAATATATGTCACAAAGTGAAAAAGATAACCTGATTAAAATAGCGAGGAATAATGAGGCTATACTAAAGGGAGCCGGCTTAACTAGTGGTGAGCAAGAGCTACAAGATAAAGCAACTAACTTAAAGAGTAAATACTTAAGTGGGACAGCTGCAGCTTATGAGTCTGGTGATATGGATGCTATTTTTACTGAGTACTTAAAACAAAACCCGAATGCAGTAGCTACTATGGATAAAACGAAGTCCGGGAGACGTGATATGCTTAAGCAGTTAATGACTGCTTATGCTAGAGCTAAAGGTAAAACTATAGAAACATTAAGCCCAGATGAGCTTATGGAGGGTAGTCAACTAGCTTTAACTAAGCTTTCTGCGGGAGCAGCACAAGTTAAAGAGAATGCTGATATCAAAGACATGTCTAATATTATTAAGTCAAATAAGGAAATGTTTGCTAATGGGACTTATGATGAGAGCAAAGCTATACATAATGAAACTAGCTATATAAAGCAAGCTGAAGGGAAAGAGAAAACTGTTCTTGGGGATACACAAGCAAAGCTAGTTAACTCATCACTAGTTGTTAAGCAGATTGATGATATACTTAGTGGCTCTGCTATTCCTGTAGATAAAGATGTTGTGGCTAATGCTAAAACTTATTTATATAAACTGCTAGGTAAAGAGAATGATGGAACTTTTGACAATGTTAGGTTTGATACCGAAGTTGGTATGGTATTAGCCAGCTATATTAAAGACCGTTCAGGTACTGCAGCATCAGATAGAGAAAGAGATTTCTTAACTAACCTATTAACTGGAGGGAGCTTAACTGATGAAGTTTACCAGAAAAAGGCATTAAGCTCATTTAGGGACTTTATTGTAAAAGATAATAAGCAACTAGCAACTAGCTATTCTGATAAATTACCTTACTCTGCAAATAAGTTACTAGATATTTTAGAACCTAGTAAAAAGTCATCAAATAGCCCATATAAACCAGGGCAAGTAGTTAAAGGCTATAAGTTCTTAGGTGGAAACTATAAGGATAAAAATAACTGGGAAAAGGTTAACTAATGAAACCAACTATAGAAAATCTTAAAGATACTTTTAAGTATAGCTATGACGCCTTTGAAGACTCTAGAAATGAGGCACTAAAAGTTATAGACTTTTATCATAATAGACATTATACTAAGGACCAGCTAGCTGTCTTAGCTAACAGAGGACAGCCAGCGGAAACATTTAATGTTATTAAGCTATTTGCTCGTATGCTACTTGGCTACTACTCAACGATAGTTAATAACGTTAAGATTAATCCTGCTAAGGAAAATAGCATTATAACTGCTAGTGTTTTACAAGATACTACTGACTATGTATTTAGAACTAATAACTTTAGCTCTGAAGGTGATAAGATTAAGCTTGATTGTATACTAACAGGGTTAATGTGTAGCTATACTGATGTTGAGCAACTAGATGAAACTGATGATTTTGGTAGACCTAAGTATAAAATCAATATTCATCATGTACCTAGTTTAGAGTTAGCTATTGACCCTATGAGTAGACTAGATGATTATAGCGATGCTAAGTTTATCCATAGATTTAAGTGGGTTGCTGAGGAAGACGTAGATAGTATGTTTGGTAAAGCTAAGCGTGAGAAAATCGATGCTTACTATAATCATTTATATATCGATGAGGCAGATTTTAGCTATACTTATAGTACTCAATTTATGGGTAGATATAAAAGGTTTGATAACTACTTAATAGTACATACTATTATGAAGGATGGTGATAAGACCTGGAGTATTTACTGGTGCCAAGATGAAATACTTAGTAAGAAAGAGATTACTTATAAGGAAGTTAAAAACCCTTATAGAGTACAAAAGCTAAATACCAGTAATAGAGCAGAATTCTATGGTATGTTTAGAGAAGTACTAGAAACTCAAAATGCTATTAACCAAGCGCTACTTAAAATACAACTAATGGTTAACACTCAAAAAGCGTTTGTTGAAGATGGAGCAGTTGAAGACTTAGCTACATTCACAGACCAGTTTAATAGAGTTAATGCTATTATACCTGTTAAAGACCTTAATGGTATTAAAATAGAGAACTTAACTAGGGAAGTAATTGACCAATATACAGTTATTGATAAGTCATTAGATAGAATACAAAGAGTACTTAGCGTTAATGATAGCTTTCTTGGCATGGCATATGCTAGTGATAGTGGTGCTAAGGTTAAGCTTCAGCAGAATGCCTCAGCAGTAGCACAAAGATACTCAACTAGTAAGATTGAGCAGTTTTATAGATTGCTTGGTTGGGACATTGTAAACCTGATTAAGCAATACTTTACTGCTAATGATATTATTAGAGTTAGTGATAATTACCAAGGGAATAAATGGGTTGAGCTAAATAAGCCGCTTCAAATACCTACTGGTATGATAGACCCGCAAACAGGCGAGCCACAAACTCGTATGGTATTTGAAGAGCTACTTAATCCTGAGACTAATGAACCTATGAGAGATAGCGACGGTAGGATAATTATGGCTCCTATACCTACTATGGATACTGATATTACATTTACACAAGCTGATATTGAGATTGATACAGTAAGCTTTAATGATGATGAAAATGAAAATAGGGTATTACTAGAACAGTTTATGAATGGCCCTATGGGTAATCTACTTAGCCAGGCTAATCCTTCAGGTTACTTTAGAGCAGGTTCACTAAGTGTTAAAAATACTAAGTCTAAATATAGCTTGGAATTAGCAGCAATACTTGATGAGACAGCACAAATGCTAAGCTCACAGCAACAGCAGGCTATGCAACAAGGCGAATTAGCTGGGCAAATGCCTCAAGAGCAATCTATGAATAATATGCCAGGTAGGGCAATGACAGGAGCAGAATAATGGAAGACTTAATGCCATGGGAAGCTGACCTATCAGCGGAAGCTATAGAGCCAGAAACTAGTGACTTAATGCCATGGGAAGCTGACCTATCAGCTGAAGCTATAGAGCCAGAAACTAGTGAAATACCATTTATGCAACCATCTAGTGAATTTGAAAGTAGATTACCAGTAGAAGTTAAGGAACTAGAACAAATTAGTACTTTAGGAGAAGCTGAGGAGTCTACTTATAGAGGTTCGCTGCGGGAGGCATCATCAGACCTAGTTGATAGACTACCAGAGATAGCTGAGAATACTGGTGAGTATGGTAAACAAATAGTAGCTGGTGCGCGTAAGCCATTAGCTGGTGCAGCAAAAGCTATTGAAGAAACTTTTGGTTATGATACTGGAGCAGCTGAAGCTGTAGATAAGCTGAATGCATTTACCGAAGAGTATAATAAGCTTAATCCAGATGATATGATACACCCAAGTACAGTTGGCAACCTAGCTACCTATATGGTACTACCTTGGGCTAAAGGTGCTATGGCCAATACTATGCTTGGTGGGTTATATGGATATATAGACGCTGAGGGTAATAATAAGGGCGAGCAAGATAAAGCTATATCAACTATTATAGGTGCAGTTACTGGTGGTGTAGGTACAGCTGCTATAAATAAGATTATGGAGAAGCTTGACCCTCTTAGTAAAGAAGCTAAAATACTGCTTAGGTTAAACCAGGGACGAGTTAGTGAGGATGAGGCAGTTAAGCTATTAAAAGGTATTCCTAAAGAAGACCAAACAATAGCATTAGCTGAACAGATTGACTTAGCTAAGAATTACTTTAAAGGTGCAGCTAAAGATGATAGCATCACTTCTGCAATGCTTGGTAAGAGACTTGAGCAAAGAAAGCAGATTACAGAGCCATTTTTAGCTAATGAGAATGACCTGCTAGCAGCGTCTAAACAATACGGAGAGATGAGAAAAACTATTGATGAGGGTACAGACTCAATGGTTGACTTAACTTCAGCTAATAGTAAGATAGATGAGATAGCTGATATATATGCTACTGACCCTAGCGGACTTGGCACTGCTATAAAACAGATTAAAGCTGATTTAAGCGAGCCTATAACTCCAGGTACTGCATTGGATATCAGAGAGAATATAAATGCTATGCTTAGGAAGACTTCAATTAAGAAGTCTAGAAAATCAACTGAGGTTCTTACAGATATTAAGTCTAAACTAGATGATTATGTAGAGACTAGTATACCTAAAGAGCTAAATGAGATTAAAGATAAAGCTATTGGCACATATAGAGAAACTATAAATAACTATAATCTTGGTAAGATTATAGAGAAAAATACTAAGAGTGACTATGCTGTTAACTGGGGTAAAGTAGTAGCTGATATTAAAAAGGAAGGTTTAAGCTCTAGCAATATTGATAGACTAGTGCCTATTATGAAAGAGTTTGAAAAGCGTTTTGCTAATGATAAATACCTTGGCAATGCTATAACACCATTAGGTGGAACATCAGAAGCAACTGGAGCTCTTGGTATGTGGAGTAAAGTAGTAAAAGAGGTAACAGACTTATTCTCACCTATGTTTAATAGAAGTAGATATAAGGATATCCAGATAGTGGACTCAATTAAAAAGAGTATTAGAAAGTCTGAAACACACCTAGATTTTGTTGACGATATATTTAAGCAAACAGAAAGGCTGCAGAAAAGTGGTAAGATTACTAAAGATGAAGCTGAAGTAGTTAAGCAGAAGCTTATAGAGTACAAGCCACAGCTTAAAACTACTGGTGATGTTAATTTAGCTCCTGAATATAGGACGGCTGGCGGTACTGCCGGTAGAACCCCAGGAGAAGCTAAGGTTATTGAAGAGCAAACTAAGTTAGTTAGAGAAGCTCTTAGTAAACCATATAGTGATAAAGTAGTACAGAGAACCTCTGAGCTAATTAATAGCAAGAGATTTACCAGTATAATGAAGAGTACTGCTGATAGAATGAAAGCAGACGACATAGCTAAGAATACTCAAATATTACAAACTACGCTACGCTCGGAGGTTAGAGAACTTGTTAAAATTATTAATAAGGAAACTGGAGCTAAACTACCAGCTAGTGAAGTGGAGAAGATTTATAAAATGAAGCTAAAAGAAATGCTTAAGGAGTGTGAATAATGGCTAGCAACTGTAGCAAACTAATGAAAGAAGCAATAGAAAACCTAGAAGGCTCTAATGTAAATAGACCACTAACACAGGCTATAAGTTCACTTAGTGGTGGCCTAGATGCTAGTATAAACCAAAGAGATTATAATAATGATGGTAAGACAGATATAGCAGATATTATTATAGGTATGTCTGTAGGCGGAGTAGCTGGTAGGTACACTAATAGTAAGAATTTAAAGTCCACAATAAAAAAATCACTCACTAGCTTATCCGATAGTAAATACGGTGAATTTTTAGAGTCACTGGTTAAGCCATCACAGATAATAAGTTCACCGCAAAGATTAAATATGCCAAAAGAGGTCGTAGCCTCTAAGCTATCTAAGGTTCCTGCTGCATCAGTTAGTGGTACAAATGAAGTTAGAGAGCTTTGGAACAAAGGAGGCTGGTTTTTGGACTTCGATGGTTCACCAAAAGTATGGAAAACTATTAAAGTGCCTAAAGGTAACTTTGGTGATGGTTTTGCTACTAAGAACTTTCCAAGTATAGATAAAATCTATAGGGATGTAGACCCTGAAATGGTTATAACACCTGGTGAGGGTGGCTATTTTTCCTCGGAATTTGGCAATATAGTTTATGATGGTACAAAAGATACTGCACTACATGAAATTCAGCATGCTGTACAGAGCCTGGATAATTCTCCATACTTAGGTACATCTATCAAGTCCAGTGTAGTTAAGCAATTAAGTGAGGAGTTTGGTGTGGACGCTTATACTGTATATCAAGGAGAAATAGGAGAAGTCCAAGCAAGGCTAGCAGGTAAAAATATAAAGCCAAAAAATCATCCTATTATAGAAATTATAAAAGCACAAGGCTTATCACTATACGACTTAGATAAAGCTAGGAATCTATTTGGTAATATTAATAAGCCGATAGTATCTGACCTAATTGCTAGAATTCGCACTGGTAAAGTGACACCAAAGGACCTTCCTGAAATTAGGAGATTTATTAAGGAGTCTGAGCTTAATGAAAATTTAGCTAGTGATGCTGATGCACTAGAATTATTGGGTTTTAAAACACTTAGCACTAGTAGGCCTAAGTCCTCTAGTTCTTCAGGGTCTGATATACTAAATGAACTAGAGACTTTTAAGCCATCAGATACATTTAATACTAACTATGGAAGTACTGCTAAAGAATACTTTATGAATAGGTTAAAATTTTATCGCCTTAGAGGCTGGATATCTAAGGAAGAATTTGATTGGGGTAGTGCCAAGGTAGCTAGGCTAAAGTGAATTAGCCTCATAAGTAGAGTTATTAAAGTCTTCCTTCTTACTAGTCTTCTTATATACTTGCTCAGAAATAGCTTTCTTAACTAGTATGTGGTGGACTTTAGTAGTATTACTACCATTGATATTAACTATCCTATCTCTCCGTTGAATGAACTTACTACCACTATAACCACTTGACATAATAATAAAATGCTTAAGATGAGATAAATCAACACCTTCCGCGTGGCTAGTGCTAGAATATATAGTAGCATTCTTAAACTTCTTCTCAAGTAGCCTCCTTTCACCTATAAAGTGACACATAATACCAACATCTTCTGTATCTCCAAAAGTATTATAGATATAATCTATCTTTTCTGTATTACCAAGCTCTATATAATCATCATCTATCTTAGCTATACCACTTTCAAGCATATGTAGAGATGCCCTTAGCTTCATAGTAGTATCACAAACTAAATCTAGAGGCTTATCAGTATTACAATCAGATAAATAACCAGGCCATACCCTGCATATATTGTCTTTCTGTAACCTATTATAAAGTTCCTTAGTTTCTTTTCCTAGCTCAATGTAGTGTAATACATCAGTGGCTTGTACATCCCTAGATATCCCGGCGTCTTCTTGAGTCATATAAACTGTAAATTTATTAATCTCTTCTAAGAGCCCTGGTTTATATCTATCGTACTGTGCTATATCTCTACCAGCAGCTTTAATATAATATGGTTCTCCATACTTCCTAAAGAAGTCATAAAAGTTCTTAAACTTAAATGGGTTATATTTACTAATAGACATTTGATGGTAGATACTATTAGGTGACTCTACTATAGCAGTGCCACTTAAATGTATATGTGGCATATTATAGCATAAAGTTTTAATAGTTTTATACCTACCTGATGGCTTACCTACAGTCCCTAGGTTATGTGACTCATCTATAATAACTAAATCATAGTCCTTTGGGTTGAGTTTTAGGTTTGCTTTCCTCTTCTCTGTATTCCACTTCCCCACCTGCTCGTAGTTCGTCACTTTGTAAGTGTGGGTAAGTTTTACGCCATTGAGGAACTTCTCCCATCCCCCAATAGCAGCCTTCTTCGTCAGTATCAATACACTTGAGATTTTCTTGGACTTCTCTGCTATTAATAAGCTTGTTAAAGTCTTGCCACTTCTTGGCTTTCCAGCTAAGTAAACATAACCAGTTTCTTTTAATATATTCCAACATTGCTCTGCCTTTTCAACTTGGTGAGGGTAAGGTGTTATCATTACTTTGTACCTCAAAATTACTATCAATAGCTTCAAGCCATTTACGTCTATACTCATCTCTCTCATCTTCTAATATAGCTATCTTAGTACATAATTCACTTAATACTTCATTTAATGTACTGAGGGACTGTAGTCCAGCTAACTGTATTAAGCCTACATCTTTACTCATATTAATACTCCTGATAAAAACTCTTCAACCATCTCAACATTCCAAGCAACTAATGAATGTCCATCAGCTTCTCTAATTTTATCTAAGTTATATTCTTGTAGCTTAGTTACTGTATTTATTGTACTTGGCTTCTTAACCTCAATACCTATAAATACACCTTCATAACAAGCTAGAATATCAGGGACACCAGACTTAGATGCTGATATGACTTTAACTACATAGCAGCCTTGAGACTCAAGATATGTAGTTATCTTCTTCTGTATTTGCTGCTCAGTCATGATTGCCCCTTTACATAATTATAAAGCTTTTTAAGAACCTTCTCTAAACTTTTAGCCTTACTAATAAGCTTACCAAAATGGAAGCCTTCGTATTCTGTGCCATTAAACTTAATTTCTATAGGACTCATTAGTCTATATCCTCCTTGGTTTTATCTTCTCTAATACTAACAAATGTGGGTTGTATGTAAGTTTCTAAGATTTGTTCATATTCAATCTCTATAACCTTACCAATAAAGTATTCATGTGGTAGCCCTCGCTGTACATCATTTAGCCCGCTCCCAACTTGTACAGTTCTACCAGCACTATCTTGTAGTACTAAGCTACCAATCATACCAGTATACTTACCATCACCGCTTAGTACGCTTCTACATAATAAATCAGCTGTAGGTCTAAGCTTTAGCTTAATAGCATTATTAACTCTTTTACCTTCAAGGTTTAGATGAGTTGGTGACTTTAAATATGAGCCCTCATAGCCAGCAGAAACTAGTGGTTTGGTTAGCTCCTTACAATTCTCTAACTGATAAGGACCCTTAAAATCTACAAGCTGTAGCCAGCTACCAAAGTTAATGTCTTCCAGTAGGCTAAGGCGCTCCTCAAATGGCTGTAAGCTAATAATATCAAAAACCATAAACCTTTCATTATTTGTAGCCTGCGTACTAATAGTATGCTCAAAGTTTGTTCTATACGTAGTAAGCATGGCAGCCTTTCCACGACTACCAAGCTTACCACTAGTTGTATTTATATATTCTACTTCTACTATAAAGTCTATATTGTGGTTTAGTTCAATAAGCTCCTCAGCTATATTAGTTAGGTAAAACTCTTTCCCACCACTTGTATAGAACTTAACAGTATCACCGGCTTTATGTATTTGAACATAGTGCCCATCATACTTAGTAGACATATAAAAATATTTCTCTATCTTAGAAGATGGAACCTTAGCTAAGTCTTTACCTTTACATTGTTTTCTAAACATTAGAGGCCCTTATATGCTACGGCACAATAATTAATCTGATGTTTACAATCATCTATACCATTATGCTTAGTTCCACTAAACTTAAAGTCTCTAGTGTTTATATTACCGAGTGTAACTAATGTACGTACATCATTATCACACCAGTAAGGCAGTACAAAATGTTTATCATGTCTACTATATAGGTTACGAATAATTACATTATCAAAACCTACGCCATTACCCCATAGCTTAGCATCTTTAAAGTCTACTGAAATAGTATCAGCAATCCATCGGTTAAACGCGTCTAAGGCACCTTTTACACTAACTGTATCTAAGTTGACTAAAGAACCCTTAGCTTCCTCGGACTGTGTAGACCACCATTGCACGGTATCGTTATCTATTATACCACCATATAATATTTGTTCTAATATATTAATACCAACTTCAAATTGTTTACCAAGCTTACCTGACTCTAAATCAAAAGCTACTGCACTAATAGATACTACAGCGGAATTTGAATTAGTCCCAAGTGTTTCTATATCTACCATTATGTGTTTCATACTGAAGCCTTCTCGAATTCCATACGTAACTGAGTATACTTAGGGTCAGTCGACTTAATAAAAGTACCTTCGGCATTTAGAAAACCCTTACGGTCTTTTATATCATTATATGCTTTAGTCCAGCAAGCTTCTAGGGTAGTTCCCTTAAGTGCCGCTAGATTAGTTAATACAACTAAGCAGTCACCAATATCATCCCTAACATCATTACCCTTAATAATATTATCTGCAAGCTCACCAACCTCACTCACCAGCTTTAATGCTTGCGTAGTTGCTTTACCGTTAGTTAGTATTCCTCGGTCATATGACCAAACTAGTGTTTTATCTCTTAGTACTGTTAAGTTATCCATTAGGCATCCTTTGAAATTTCGAAGTCTAGAGACTCTTTACTAAATGGGTGTAGTGCTATACTATCCACTCTATATACACGTTTAGCTACGTCTAGGCTAGGGTTATAACTCTTCTTATATGAACTAAGCATACTCAACGAAACTTGTAGTTTCTTGGCTAGTGTAGCACTATTTATTTCTTCTAGCTGACTATCTATATAGTCTTGGATTGTTACCATCTTTATTTCCTTTATTGATATGTAATATTATAACGAATATAATATTAAAATTAGATTAAGTCTCAATCTCCGATATGAGATTTTTTAATCCACCTATAGTTTTATACTAAATAAAGTTTTAAACTCCATATCATCAAGATATGGAGTCCTTATTCTCAAAATATAATAAAAATGAGACGTTTGTTAAAGCATGGGCTAAGTGTGATAGTCCACTCTCAGGGTCATTAGCTTCACCAGCTCTCCATGCTTCTAGGTGCCTATATAGAGCATCAGTATAGCGGCTAGTATCGTCTACTTCCTTCCAGTTATTTGGCTTATACTTTTTTGCTCCATATGTTAGTACTTCAGCTAGGGCTCTAGTAGCCTCTGGTGGTATTAAGCTATAACGCAATTTACCAGTATCAAATTTCATAAAGCTATCTACTATAATAACCTCAAGTCCTGCTAAATTTATAGCAGCTTGGCAGTTTTCACAAGGTGTATGTGTTACATAGATATACTTTGCAGCGCTAAGATTAGCAATCTTATTAATTACTACTATCTCTGCGTGTTCTACAATATCTAAAGTGTTACCACGAGTATCTTCGCAAACCTTACCTTCTTTTGGAGTATTATGGCCCTTGGCTAAAATCTTAGTTTTTGTTTTATCTACAATCACTGCACCTACTTTACGTTTATTACACGGAGACTTTTGTGCCTCTTCTAATGCTATTTTATTGATATCCATAATTCAACCTTTCTATCTTTTAAAAGTAATCTAAAATTCTCAAATCTAAACTTTTTACCTCTACAAAGTTCTAGACTTCTACTAACTATTAGAAGGTCAGCATTAGCTAACTCCTTAATAGTTATTGGTATATTAGGTAGTTTTGTATCTACCTCTACTAATTTACGCATAGATGGCGGTAGCATAGCATATGCTTTATCACTAACTCTACCACCATCTATTAGGCCTTTAAGTAACTCCTTATCCCAGGCTGGCCTTATTGGTAAACTCCCATCATCTTTAACATAGACATTATCCTTGGTTAATAGTATAGTACCTACTATCATGATTTTAACTCAAACTTCAGTGGTTCATTATAATAGCTAATATCTCGCTCCAGCAGTTCCTTGGCACCTTCTTCATGCTCACTATAGATATGTACATTAGATAAGCTAAACATGCAAGAGCCAACTTTTAAATTACACTCTTTAGCAACATAGTCCATGAATAAATAAGCTAATAGAACATCACTAGGTAGTCCAACCATTACATCAACTGACCTCTGAGTCCAGGTTAAATGTAGTGTTCTGTTGATTACACTAAAGGTCAAGTTATGCCAGCAGCAGTGTAGTGATAAAGTATTATTAAAAGCGTGCTCGTTATTCCACAGACTAATTACATGCCTTCTACTATAAGGGTCTTCTTTAATCTGCTGTATAACATTGTGTAAAGCTGGGTGAAGCTCATTATAGTAGTCTAGGTTAAGAGAACCATTAGCACCAGCCCAGTCTTTCCAGTAGTTACAACCATTAGCTTCAAACTGCGATACATTAGTTAATCTCTCACTACTAATTAGTGTCTTAAACTCTCCTAAGACACCTTTAGTATATATCTTACGTAACTTTAGTATATGGTCTTCAGGCATATTATTGATAGTAAAACTATAGTGTGGTATGATAAGCTGTGAACCGTTGCGGCAACTCTGCCTATCTCCTAGCATTAATATAGTTTTAACCAAGTGCTTATAATCATCATTATACATTTAGTAACTCCTCATGTGTTCTTAATTTTATATAAGGCATAGTGTCCTCTGAGTCTTGCACTAATAGCTTCATATCTACAAGGTTTAAGTTCATTAAAGCCTCATCCCTAGTTCTACCTTTAAGTACATAGGCTTCACATACTGCTTCCCATAGCTCAGCATGGCTGTATTTATTGGCAAGTATTTTCTCCGCTTTCTTAGGCCCTATACCATGTAGCCCAATGATACCATCTGTCTTATCTCCAGTAAGTGTTTGTAGATATCTCCATACTAAACTAGTGTGTCTATCTACATCTACCCACTTCATTTCTTTTTTATATAAAGCAGACTCATAGTAATTAAAATGGGTACCTTCAATGCTATTGATAACATCTTTATCAATAGCACAGAGAATATACTTCTCAGGGTTAGTCTCTTTAAGAAATACGACAGCATCATCAGCCTCCCAAGTAGTGTGTATAGTACCATTATATAATTTACATAGGTCTTCTTTACACTGATGTAATCCTGCAGGGCTTCTACCAGTTCTATTTGACTTATATTCTGGAAATACAGAAAATCTAAAGTTCTCACCAGTATTACCACTAAAGTGTAGTTCTACATCTTTACAGCCAGTCTTCTCAAGTATACGATTAATTTTCTCTTGTGCCTTAGCTACTGCTTGCTTTGGGTCTATTTCATATAGCACTCCTTCAACTTCATCATATTGTGGGCTGTTTACTATAGCATCCCATTCCATATCACTATAGAACTCTCTAGGTAATACCTCAGTCTCAAACTCTACATTCAAGCAAGCTGTGTAAGCTACTGTATCAGCATCCACCAGCGCTATCTTATTATTCTTTGGAGGCATTACTCCACCATCAATATCTAGGTCAATATCAACTATTTCATCTAAGTCTATATCACCAGTTAGCATATCTAATTCATCCATCGTAAAAACCTTTATAATAAAGTGATAATCTAAAGACTATAATCCTACTTATTTTATTACTAACTAAAAACTTAGGCAGTCTAGCCATAAAATTATAAGTTTCCTTCAGCTTTAATAATTTAGTCTTATCAGTAAAGACAAAAATATCTATATTCTTTAGTGTATAGAGCTTACTATACATTAGCAATGGTGAAGTTGTATAATTATAACTCTTGTTGACTTTTGCCGCTAATATATTAGACTTCTTAAAATCTTCTAATGTAATGGCTATGTCATAATCGCTAGCCTCTGTATCTACTCCTAGAGCTCTTGAGCCTATTAAAAAGCTGCTATCTTGTCTTAATAATTCATCCATGTCTTACTCCTCTATACATTTATATTCTGGTTGTCCACTGCTATAATCATTCCATTCAACCTCAACAGGCATAGGGATATCTTTATAGTATAGCATAGGACGTTTGCACATTTCTGTCCAACCTTTTTTCATCGCTTTAACTAATCTTGGGGCCCACTCATTTTCTAAGCCTTTTGGTACTCTAAGATAAATAGCATCATGCACTATATTATAGATATACTTAGTAGCTTCTGGGTACTCTTTACATAAGTAATGTACAGCCAGTTTTGTTGTTTCAGCTATACATCCCTGAGTGGCAAAGTTAATAGCATCTGTACCTAACCTTGCCTTATTACGACGACCTAAAGGTGTCATAACAAACTCTGTTTTATAGTCATTCCACCAGCGTTTAGCGTATTTAGCTATACCAGGATATTGCTTTTGATATGCAGCTTTAATAGCTTTAGCTTCATCTAATGTGAATATAACACCATAGTTTATATATGCGTACTCAACAAATGATGGCGCTGACATACCAAAGATAAAACCGAAACTAATCGCTTTACCTTTCTGCCTATCTGCTTTACTAATATCTTCTGGACTACCGCCTAATGCTAATGTAGCTGCAATTTTATGCAGGTCCTTGCCTGCTTTAAGTTGCTTATACATAGCTTCATCTTTCATAATACTACAGCCTGCGCGCAACTCAGCAGTAGAGTAGTCAGCATGTATAACTACAGTATCTTCTGTGTCTTTATTAAATAAGTATTGAAGATTGCGGGTTATTTGCTGTGCGTTAATCCCCTGTGGTAAATCACCACCAGTAGAAGTAAATCTACCTGTAGCAGCACCAGCAGGATTAAACCTTGTTATGACACTTGGGTAGTTATAGCTATTTAAAAATGTTCTACGTTTTAATAATCTACGTTGTGTATATACCGCTTCTGCCATCTTATTACCTTCAGCAATAAGCTTAATTAGCACATCTTTAGCACTACTGTCAGTACCTAGGAACTCCTTAACTTGCTTAGGGCTATTTGGATTAAGTCCCTGCAATATACTATAGTACTCCTCAATCTTAGGCTCTAGCTCATCTAGCTCTTTTCTAACATCCTCTTGCGAGACTAATAATCTATTTTGTTGATACTCAATAGAATATTTAAGGCTAATTATATCTACCTTGTAAGCTAGTACTTCTCTTGTTGCTTGTATACGCTTGTTCTTCCAAATTTGTGCTAAGGCATAAACGTCAGTAGCTGAATACCTAAGTTGTCTATCACTAAGGTATGTACCTTTAATAAAGCCTCCCTTTTGCATTGTCTTTTTATCAAAGTCTGCGTAGAGCTTATCCCAACCTAGCTTACTGATAACAGTATCTAATGAGAATTTCTGCCACTCTGGATACGCAGTTCTGGCAAGGTATAGAGTATCATCAAATACTTTAGTAGTTATATTAAGAGTACCAAAGTCATAGCTACAGCCATGCCATATAGTCCATTTATCTAATAAAAATGCCTTAATATCTTCTAGTGGTATTATATCAGTATCTAAGATATATACTATAGGGTCAGTTTCTGGTTGGTAGACTTGTACAAGCCTAGTATTTATGTAGAGTCCATCAGTTTCAATATCTGAGAACATTTCTCTGTCTACTCTAAGGTGTTGTACCTCTTTTATAGACTCTATTACTTTATAGTCGAACATGTTATTCCTATGTTTTCTTAGCTATCATCTGCTATCTTGAGATTAAGTTGTACCTCAATCTTGTTATAAAAATAAAGGCTAGCCGAAGCTAGCCAACCACTAGAGTTCTGGTGACATATCAGAAGAGTCAATAGCTGTAACATCATCACCTAAGTCAATGTCTTCGCCATCAATTTCTTCACAATCTACGTCATTACCTTCGTATTTAACTAGCTTCGCTAGCTGTACTGCAGATAAGTATAGTGTTACCTTATGAGTACCACCAACGTTATTCCCTGAAGCCGTACCATGAATAATTCCCTGAGAACCTTCACCTATCGCCCAGTCCGCAGCTTGAATTGCAGTAGTGATATCTTTACCCTTATGGTCTTTTACCTTTACAACTTGAGCATTACCGTCTGGCCAAGTAGTATTAGTTTTGAAAGTCGCAATAACATTACCCGTCGGTATACGTCTAACTTCCTCCGTCTCTGGGTCTATTTCACCACTAGGGTCTTTTTGGTACTCATCTTTAATACCATTAGTTTTAGGCTTCCCTTTAACACCATATTGTGCTTTGTAAGCATCCCACTCTGCATTAATCTGGTCCTCTAAGAACTTATGGGCTTCACCATCTTTTTCCATTACGGCACTCGCAACGAATTGCATACGCTCAGGCTCTCCAGGCATAGCTTGATTTTTACCTTCACCAGTGATAAATACATATTTAAGGTTACATACCTTTGTTTTAACTTTGCTAGACATTTCTAGACTCCTTTATGTGTTTTAGATTTGTTATACTGCTTACACCGTCGCAGCGACGTTAGTCCGGAATAGACTTATAGAACCTAATAGCAAGGAGATAAAAATATTATTAGGTTCTATAAGTCTACGCCCGAAGGCATAGCTTAGGCTTTAACTGATGAATAATCAGGAGCTTTAGCTTTAACTTTCTCTAGTTGAGCTTTACCAGCTTCTGGAGTAAGTTTTCCATCAAGAACATCAGCCATAATCGCTTTCTCAGTAGCCGAGATAGTTTTAATATGCTGTTTACGAATGCTCTCTGCTTGACGGCTTAAACGCTTAAGACCATTAATACCTTTACCTTCAGCTTTCTCTTCATAGAAATACTCTTTAGTTGCAGGTAACCATTTACCAGATACAGAACAAAGAATTTGTGTAACTTTACCATTTTCAGTTTTAGTTACTTCATCTAAGTTAACTGACATACCACCAGACTTTGGAGCCAAGTTAGCTGTTAAAATATCACCAAGTGCTTTGTTAAACTTCTCAGGTGTTTTGTGTGTTGCACATAAATCTACTACCGCTTTTGATACTGTCTCGAAGACTTCTTTTTTTGATGCCATATTATATCCTTTAAGTGCCTTGGCAGGCGAATTTATTTGGATAGTTTATGGGCCTTCCCAAGCCCTAAAGAAATAAATAATTCTAAATCATCTATCCCTTAATGATAAATATATTATATCATATCTAATATTAGATAGAGATTAAATATATATAATCTTTTTCGCACGACTGATAGATACATACATTAAACGCGCATAAGTCTCATAATATTGATTTAAAATAGATTTTTGAATATCTATCTTATCTATAAAAACAACGTCAAATTCACTTCCTTGCGATTTATGTACAGTAGTTGCAAAGCTATAATCCATAATATAAGCTCTTCCAAGCGCATATACATCTGCAAAATGCTTTTTATTTTCAACTGCTTTCTTTTTAGCTTCCTTAATTACTATATTGGCCTTGCCTATTCCACAAATTACTGGGTATACTTTACTATCCATAGCTTCAATGAACTTTATATGCTTATTCTTAATTAACTGGTTTAAGCTAGCTTCTATAAAATTCTTATTAATTTGAGAGTTCTGTAGTGATAGTTTACCAGTATCAAACCACTTAACTAAATCATATAGAGTAGGCTCTATAAATTTAATACATAGCTTAGTATCTACCATAGACCCTAGTTGCACCTCTTGTCCTTCGTAGCTAGTAATACCAAATTGTTTAGCTATCTTTTGGTTCCAATTACCTACAGCTTTATTTGTATATGCTAGTAGTCTATCACCTCTACCAAATTTACTAATATCAAAAGGTCTTACATTTTCTGAGTATGGGGTGGTTAAATCTTTAGAGTTCTCACCAGTTAAGTATTCTACGAATTTGGTATATAGTTGTACAACATCTGGACTCTCTGCTCTATACTGGGTTGTTAGATTTGTAGTAGTTAAAGGGTCCGTTTGTATCTGCTGCCCTTTTACTGGTAGTAGCTGGTAAGGGTCAAGAAAGCAGTGTATTTCTACTGCTTTCTGGTCCTCTTCACCTTCTATGCCAGCATACATTTCAACTTTACTAATAATCTCGAAAAACATATCCTCGCTAAGCATACCTGCCTCATCTATTATTATGCTGGTATACTCATCTAGGTCTTTATCTAGCTTAATAGTAGAGTCTATGTGGTTAACTTGCTTCGCTTCTTCATTAATACTCGGTATCCATCCTAGGATAGAGTGTATAGTTTTAATTTCTATGCCTTCTGGTAGATGCTCTCTAAGCCTTTCTAAAGCCTTATGAGTTGGAGCCAAGACTACGGAAGTTTCTATTGGCAGCTTACTGACTTTTTCTATCAAACTATGGCTCTTCCCACAGCCTGCATAGCCTGTTGTATATTTTATGGTAATTCCCATTTGTTTTCCTTTATAAGTTTATTTGTAAATCTCCAGAACTTCCATAATTTCTTATTTATTTTATAAGACAGCAATGAGCGTTCTTGGAAGAACGAGCTAAATAAACTAGAGTGTAAAAATGTACTCCAGTTTTGTTTACCCCCACCAAGCTCTGAATGTAGTTTTTCAGCTAATTGGTAAGGTCTAATATAACTCGTAATTATATAGTAATTTGACGTAGCTTCTTCCCATACTCTTGTGTAGAATCGCCTGCGTCTAAGTAAAGCTAGCTCGTCCACATATAGGTTACTGCCTTCTTTATAAGTAAACTTATGACCATTGAAATTTACTACGGAAACTATGTTATGGTTTAAATTGTACTTTTTAACAAAGATTACTGCAGGTACCACTCTCGTGTTCCTTAATATCTTTATACACATTAGCTATAGCTACTTCAGTTTCAAGTAAGTTTAAGTTTAATTCTTGAATACGACTTATAGATTTAAGAGCTTTAAGTGTTGACTCCATTGAGGTGAGCATAGCCTTAACAATAGCCTTGCATTGTTCCTCTTCTAGTTCCTTAGCCTCTAAATGTTTATATGAAGGGTGAGATGAGAAATCTTTAACTATCTTCTTTTTAAAATTATCCATTCTGTAATCCTTTAATAACTAATGCTAATGCCATAGCAGTAATAATCATAGTAGCTATTACAATAGCAGACTCGTTCTTAATAAACCACCATTGTATGTTGGCTTTAATTCTTCTCCAATTCATTACTTCTCCTTTTCTTCCCATTTATTACAACCAAAGTCAGCATTAACTCTACCTTTATTAAAAGACATGAATTCTTCAACTTCTAAATCGCATTCATACTCATCAATACATTCATCTTCTTTGATTGTACGACAGTATTCACAAGTACTACAAGTTCTCCTCTCAAAGTCATCATAGATTTTATTAATAACTTTATTTAAGTACATCAGGTCTCCTCTTGTAACCATTGATAGCAGGCCTACCATACTTTTAGCTTCTTCTCTAGTCATCTTAATACTCCAAATATATTTTAAGCTCTTTCTTATAACCATCTATGAGTTGTTGAGCTTTTTCTAGTGTTGGAAAGTATAGCCAAGATATATTAACTTTTGTATGAGTGAATCTATCAACACCTATATTACTACCACATAGCATAGGTGTGCTTTGCTCTACTCCGTCCTCCCATCTATAATCTCCACCATTAATCTCGAAGGAAGCTTTACGAAGTGTGTACTCAGCTAGTTCGTATTCTAGTCTTGCTTCTGCTAGTTCTTTGGTTTGATAAGCTTTAAATTTACAACTACCAGCCCAACAATTGGCTAATTCAACATGACCTATTGAATCTATATACCAACCCCATCCTTCATCTTCAACTTCCCAAAACTCAGGAGCTTCTATGTACTCTTCCCAGACATACTTTAGTAAATCTCCATCTTGATATTTATAAGGGCTTACGCTATATAAAATATCATTAGTTTCTACCTCTAGATAAATATATCTATTATCTTCCCAGAAACTTTTCCTAGCTTTTTTACCTTGTAGTAGCAATTCTACTGCTGTATATAATTTACTCATAATCTAATCCTTCATTAATATAGGTACAGGTGCAATGTCAAAGTTCCATTCAGACTTATGACCACAACTACAGTTGTACCTTACTAAATCGGTATCGGTACATTTTGCTTGGTCATTTAGAATTTCATTACATTTAGGGCACAGACAAATACAACCGCATTTTTCTATAACTTTTTGTTTTCTAGTTTTAACCAATAGTGACTTTATGAATTTAATCATCCTTTACCCTTCATCTTAATCCTCCAGTGAAGCTCTTTCTTCTTCTACATCACTACCAAATACAGTTTCTTCATCCCAAGGCATAATCTTTTCATAATTAGCAAATGTATCGTCATGTCTTCTGCCTTTATAAGAGAATGTTCTTTTATATTTACTATCATAAAATTTAATCTCTCGCCTATAAGTTGATATATTATTCCAGCACCTAACTAAGTCTTTGTCGCATAGCTCATTTGGGTTAGTAACTTCTTTCCAAATATCTGTATTTGTATGCTGAGTCCAAGAAGTAGAAACATAACCTATTTTATAGCAAGAATTACAGCTACTTGATACAATAGTTCCTTTATTTATGGAAGTAAATTTGACTATATACTGCTTATCTTTTGGAAGAGTATAAGCTAACATATACTTAGGGTACTCTTCTTCTTTGCACTGAGCTTTTAATAAAGCCAACTCTTTTTCAATCTCTTCTATTCTTTCTAACTTGTTCATCTTAATACTCTCCTTTTATGTTTACTGGTAAACCTTGTGTATCTTCAGCAGTAGGTATAACAGTAACTTTATTTTTAGCTAGAAACTCTGCTATTAACTCTTCTTCAGTCTTAGTTCTAGTTACTAACACTGGCTTAGATTCTTTAACTGCTTCTCTATGTTTTCTATTGAGTTCTCTAGCTTTCTCAATAGCCTCTTTAGATATATGTCTACTCTTTTTCTTTGGATTGTTTTCCTTGCTGTTTAGCTTAAGAGTCTTTAGTCTTTTTTCTGTTATAGACTTATGGTCTAAGACTCTATGTTTAACACATCTTACATTTCCTGAAACTCTTTTTGATTGAACTTCTCTATACTCTTCACATATTTCACAGTATGCAAAGTATCTCATTTTAGGAACTCTCATTACTCTTTTTACCTTTTTGAATTTATTTCCAGTAATAGGATGGTGCATGTAGCTTATCAGCTTAATAAAGTACTCTAGTATTTCTACTACTTCATTACGAGTACTCTATAAACTAACATCTATTATTAGCTATTATGGATACGTTCTCTAGTTCTTAGCGTTTATTTCAAGACTTACGCTCTAGCCTATGGTGTTTACTCTTCCATTTATGAAGCACCAAACAACACTCCTAAGAGTGCTGTAGTTGTTCATACTAGCAGTCTACTACTGGAGTGTCTTTACGTTTGATAGCTCTAATTTCTTTAGAGATAGTAGCTTTCGAGCCGGCTTTTGCATCTTGCAAGTAAGCGTTAGCATAAGTCTGAGCTTGTGAAAGCTTCTTAAAACGTTCAATATCTACAAAGTCTTCTAACTCATCATAAGTAGTTACTGCGAATTTATTACGTGCTTTGAAGTCTGACTTAGGTTCCTTAGGTGACTTTTGGTAAGCCTTATATTCTTTAGCTGTCATAACGACTGTGATTGGTGTTTCTGTGTTCATTGTGTTTTCCTTTTGTTGTGGTTGGTCTGTAGAGACATCCTTTTGTGACCCGTGAAATACTATATTAGCGCCATCCCAAAATACTTCTTTGTTCTTATGAGATGCAAAGTACTCATCATTTTCTTTTTTTATACTAAGGTCAGCGCCTTGTTTACTGACTTGAGTGGTATAGATATAATAACTATGTATTTCTTCATTCATAGCACCTGAAATAGTTTCATAACCTAATCTAGTTAAGTACCTTTTAATTACGTTAGTCTCTCCTTCTGGGACAAGTAACTTCGTATTTACAATAAGTGATTCATAGTCTTGAACTAATATTTTACACTGATTTGTATGAAACCTTCCATCTGCTTTATATATAGTAATAGTACCTATTGGTAAATCTGAATTTTCCTTACCATCAACTATAATGACTAAATCACCTACTACTAAAGCCTCTTCATCTAATGTTTTTACTACTTTGTAATCAAATAGCTTAAATGGCTTTCCATTATCGTCAGTAACTATGGGGTAATTATGCTCATCTACTACTTCTACTACATACAGCTTGTTCTTAGTCATACGCACATTAGTACCTATGTACTGTATTACATCATTTACTTGTACTTGATTATCTTCTTTATATGTAAAACTCATAATACCTCCTTTTGTAATTTAATCATATACCCTGTTACTTCATCTTCTGATAAGTAACCTAGTGGTTCATCATCTAAGTGAGAACACCAAGCTTCGTATGTGTTTATACCATTAGAATAAAACGTACTACCAAATAATACAGATAGCTTAAGGCCATTATCAAATATGATTCTAGCTTGTTTAGCATCTTTATATTCTGCCATAACAGGTT